ATAGAGATAGCGTGCCTCGGGACCGCGAACTGTAGCGTTGCCAATTACGGCAAGCGCGCCACGTTTCAGGTCTCGGGGCCAGGCGTCGTGTTCACTCACAAAGCGATCTTCGAGCGACTCGTCGTCGAGAAGAAGCTCAATGATGTGCAACGACACACGGTGACGCTGCGATTGGCACCCATCTAGGAGACGAGCATGGCACTGACGGCAGAGCAGATCCTGGCAAGCGACGACCTCGGGCTCAAGAAGGTCGCCGTCCGCGAGTGGGGCGGCGACGTCTACATTCGCGTGATGAGCGTCGGCGAGCGTGATTCCTATGAGCGGCTGTGGATGGGCAAGCGGGACACGGGTGTGGAGAACTTCCGCACCGAGTACCTCGCTCGCGTGCTCTGCACCGAGAAGGGCGAGCTGCTCTTCACCCGCGAGCAGGTCGCGTCACTGGCGAACAAGAGTGGAGCCGTCATGGGCAGACTCTTCGACGAGGCGCTCCAACACAACAACATGACGGAGGCGGATGTCGAGCAGCTGGGGAAAACCTGAGTGTCTCGCCGACGCGGAGGTTCATCTTCGCTTTGGCGGGGCACTTGAAGATGACGGTCGGCGAACTGTGCGAGCGAATGGATTCTCGCGAGTTGTCCGAGTGGATGGCTTACACGCGGTACTTCCAGGCGTTGCCAGATCCGTGGAGACAGACAGGGCTCGAGGTGAGTGCGATGCTGGCACCGTACTCCGCAAAAGGCAAGGCACCGAGTGCCGAGGACTTCAATCCGATTGAGCATCCACCGCAGCACGAGGATCAGATGCTCGCACAGATTCGGATGCTTCAGTCGGCGCTAGGTGGTGGCTGATGGCGAACATTCTCGGACTCGCGCTCAAGGTCACTGGTGACGCCAGCGGGCTGGCGAAGTCACTCACGCCTGTCGAGCGTGCGCTCGACAATCTCGGCAAGCAGGCCGAAAAGGCCACGGCTGTGTTCCAGCCGTTTGCCGACAAGACGGCTGCCGCAGGCAAGGCTCAAGAGGAGTTCGCTGCGAAGTTTGAGTCGCTTGCCGAGCAGTTGCGAGACGGCGTTGTTGCGCCGGAACAATACGCAGCGGCATTCGGGAAGCTCTCCGAGGAAGCCAAGGCGTCTGCGGCTGCGTTCGAGGAGGGGCTGCGTGTCACCCGCGAGGTTCGCAGCGAAGAGGAGCGGAGGGCCGAGGAGCTTGGCAGGTTGCAAGACCTCCTAGAGCGTGGGGCCATCTCGCAAGAGACATTCGTCCGTGCGTCAGAGCGTGCCACTGGCGTCGAGAAGGAGCGTGCTGACGCTGCCGCGTCGGCGGCTCGCATCATCGCCGCGAACCTGAGCCCACAAGAGCGGTACTCGCAGCAGATGCAGGAGTTGACAGGGCACCTCGATGCGGGGCGGCTCTCGCAGGATCAGTTCAACCGTGCTGCCCAGAAGGCAAAGATTGACCTCGACGGGATCGGCAAAGAAGCAAGCAAGGCTGACAAGAACATCGAGCAACTCAACAAGAACGTCAACTTCTTGAAGAATATCGAAATCGGCAGGCTGGTATTCGACGGCGTGCGTGCCCTCGGCAATGCGTTCGCGAGCGTGCAGAATCAGATCGCTGGGCTGGTGACGTCCGCCAACGCTTCGATCAACCAGCTTGACGATTTTGCCCAGCGCACTGGCATCGGCGTGGAGGCTTTGCAAGGCTACTCACTCGCCGCGAACCTGGCTGGCGTCGATACGGAACAGTTCGGAACCGCCGTCCAGCGGCTCGCGGTGAGCATCGGCAAGGCCGCTCCCGGTGACGCACTCGACAAGTCGCTGCGAGCGATCAACCTGTCTGTCGGTGAACTGCGTGCGTTGTCGCCAGAGGAGCAGTTCTCAGCTATCGGCAATGCTATCTCGACGCTGCCCACCGTCGCGGATCGTGCCGCCGCTGCGGTCGAGGTGTTCGGCAAGCAGGGTGCCGCACTCGCGCCGCTGTTTCGTGCCGGTGCAGACAGTATCGAGGAACTGCAAGCCCGTGCCGAAAGGCTCGGAGTGATCGTCGATGAGACGCAGGTCAACAACGTCACGAGCATGAACGACGCTTTCGACCTTGTGGCCGCTACGGTGCAAGGCATCACAGGGCAGGTGCTTGGCAACCTTGCCCCGGCGGTCACTGACGTGACGAATCAGTTTCTAAAGTTTGTAGAAGAGTTCGCCGGGATTGACGGCCAGGGCGGCACTGGCATCGCCAACGCGATCACAGACACGCTGCTGCGAGGGGCGGAGTATTTCGCTGGCATCTTCGACGAGTACGTCGAATACTTCGGCGGCTTCACTGGTGCGTTGAACACAGCGGGCGAAACATTCAACCAGATCACGGGCGTGCTGGAAGTTCTCAGCGGTGTGTTTAGAAGCATCTTCAACACGTTTGAAATCATCGGCAACGGCATAGCGGTGGCACTTGGCAAGGCTCTTGAGGCGATTGGCAGCTACGTCAGTACCGACCTCGAAAACTTTGGGCGTGGTTTGCAGATAGACGCGAACGCACAACTACAGCAGAACCTTGCCGAGCTTGAGTCGGCGGGCCAGCAGATCATCAACGGAACGACGCAGGCTGTGTTTGGCAACGCGGCCGATCAGCGTTCCGCTGCCGCTGGGGCAGCGACAACGTATCTGGAAGGATTGCGAGCGCAGATTGATAGCGAGCGATCGCCGCAGTTCAAGATCGAGACTGACATCGAGGCAACTCGCGAGCGATTCGATTCGTTCTTCAACGGCGTTGTCGATCAGAGCAGTGCCGTCACCGACGCGATGCGTGGCTTTGAAGCGGCTGCTGCATCTGTTGCCGATCCGCTCAACATCACGGCGGACGAGATTGCCCGCATCAAGGTAGAGCAGGACAAGGTCAACCGTGCAGTCGATCAAGAGCTACAGACGCGGCAGGCCGTGAAGGATGCTGCTATCGCCCAGGCCGACGCGGACACAAAACGGATTGAAGCTCTGACGAAAGTGAGCGACGCTCAGTCGAAGCTCGCCGAGGACATCGCCGCAGTCGAGCGCGAGCAGGCTCGCGTACAGGAGCAGCAAGCGGCAGCACGTGCTGCCCAAGATACGGCCTCCGCAGACGCTGCCACTGCGAGGCTGGCACAGCTTGACCAGCTGCAAGCAAAACTGCAAGACACGCAGGCTGCCTCGGAGCAAGGTTTTTCGGACGGGTTCACGAAAGCCTTTGACGCCACGGGCAAGAGCGTCTCGGACCTCATAGCAAAAACGCAGGATTTCGGGCGCGTTGGTGCCATTGCTGCAGAAGGGCTTCGCAATGGCGTTGCGGCAGCCCAATCGCAAGTCCGGGACGGCATCCTGACCAAAGAGTCATACGACCGAGAAGTCGCGCGGCAGCAGGACATCTTCAACCAGCGGTTGCAAGGTGCGCAGCGTGTCGAAGAGTTCCTGCGTGGCCAGCTCGACGAGCGGCAGCGTGCGGAGCTTGATTTCGCGGCACAGGTGGAGGAGCGCAAGAAGCAGGCGGCACTCAACATCCAAGCGCTGCAGGATAGGATCGACGCGGAAGAGCAGGCCGTCGAAGTGGCTCGCGATGCCGGCAACCTCAAGGCCGCAAAGGAAGGCACGGCCAGGATCAAGCAGCTTCGGCAGGCAGAGAAGATCGAGAAAAACATCGCTGCGGGCCGGATAAGCTCGCAGCAGCAGGCCGCCGGCGGCAATCAGCAGTTCGGTGCGGCGATTGCCCAGCAGCAGAGGGCCGCACAGACACAGCAGCGGATGCTGGCGTCAGCGAACGACGCTATCGCGGCGACTGCGAGAGCCGGTGCAGAGCTTGCCCGCCGAGCGGAGCTTGCCCGTCCCGTGCAGGGGCCGGTGGCGACTGCCGACATTCGCACCGCCGAGGGGGCGAAGCTCGTCCTCGGGCTCGGCGCTCAGGCTCAAGACCCGCAGCTGATCGAGGCGAGGCTGCAGACGAAGCAGCTGCAGGGCATCCGCACCGCGATCACCAACGCGACGGCTAACTACATGAACACGCCAGCGGAGATTTTCTGATGGCAGTCGCATCCTACCGCGAGCTGGGCCGCACGATCGAAGGCGCAATTGGCGAGTCGACCGTGGCAAAGCGACGGTTCGTTGTCATCCTTGACGACAACGCCACGGTCTCGCCCACGGCGAACCTGGATGTCGTCAACGCCGTCGGCGGCGGACTGTGGGGCGTCGCCCACCCGGAGTTTTCATTTCTGAAGCTCCGCAAAATCGTGATGAACGAGACGTTCGGGGAGAATCCGTACCACGTCGAGGTCATCCTTGAGTACGCGGTGCTGACGACGAATCAGGCACTCGGGCCGCTTGACAGAATCCCAGAGTGGAAATTTGAGGTCGTGTCGGGCGAGCAGATTCCGGCGCTTTCCTACTACGACGG